TTATACCTTTAAACCTAATTCTTTAAGTTCATCTTCATCTAAATCTTCAATTGCTCTTATATCATCCATTGATACATTGTATTTTTTGCCGTTTTCATCAACACATGTTGCAAATGGGATATGTGCATCGGCATAAACATTTGTCCAAGTATAAAGGATTAAACCTAGTTTTTGAGTATTGAAGTTTACAATCTTTGTTCCAAATAATGTTCTGTCAAAATCTTTTAAATTTTCTACTGTCATAATATGCCGCCTTTCGTTTATTTACATTGACATTAATGCCTCTGAATAGTCATTAATTCAAGTGATTAAAGACTATTCAGTATCATTTCGACACATTAAAGAAGTTCTGAAATATACTTTTTTAAACGCTCGATATCTTTGTCGAATTCTTTTTTTGCATTTGGAGCTTTAGTGTCTCTGTATGGAAGATAATGACAAAGTCCTTCCGGAGTTCTCATTTCTGCATGTGGAATAAAATAAATAACACGCCATTCCAAGTTATCAAGAACTGATGCTCTTGCATAACATTGTCCTCTGTAACTATCCGATTTTAGTTCCAACATAACTTTTAAATTTTTAAATTCATAAATTACACGTCTTGAAATTGATTGATTGCTTGATGCGTAAGTTATATCTTCTATAATTTTTTCTGTTTTTGTTTTTGTTGTTGCCATATTTATATCTCCTTATCTGTCAGCTTTTGTGCCATCGCTAAATACTAATTCATCGATTCTCAAGTCTCCGCTTGAAGAATCCTTACGATATTTGATGCTTTTGAAACCGTTTTCATCGCTGAATGCAAACACTCCACAGCCTTCAAAAGCTATGCCATACTTTTTAGAAATTTTTTCTAATTCATCCATAAATGCTTGATAATTTTTTTCTTCTTTTTCTTCTAAATAAATGCCCATAATGTTGTCCTTTCTTGGTTTTACTAGCATTCACATTAATCGAATAGGTGCAGCGACTATTCAAGTCTATTGCACCTATTTCGTATCATTCAGACACATTTAAATTTTGCTTACCCTGTCTTCGGGATATGCTGCTCCAAGTGTTGAACCGTTATCCCATTTAATGTGAATTGTTCCGATATCATCAACATACATTACAGTTCCCAAAGTCCCGATAGGCGGTGCTTGTATGTCATTCATTTCAACTAATTTCACTCTTGTTCCTGCCGGATATAAATCTTTTAAAAATTGTATATTTCTCATTTTTCCCGCCTTTTCTATACTAAATACTTTGAAAATACTTTCTTAAAATCTTCTGCTGTTTTGATTTGGAGTTTAACAGCTCTTTCAATATTTTCTTCTTTTAAAATATCTACTCCGAGTGTTTTTCTTATGCGTGAGGATTTCTTACCTTCTATCGGTTGCCATTCTAAAAATCCAAGTTCCTCTTCAATTTCAACTTTGTGTTCCAATAATTTTTCAAAAATTGTCTGGTCGTTGTTAATAAAAATTTCAGTTGCGACATATCCTAATTTTGTATTTACTGTTTGCATTATTTGAACCCCACGTTTACCCATAGGCAAATATTGAAAATGTTGTGGCTTTGGATTGACTTGCATTTCGCTTTGTAATTCATCACAAATTTCGAAATATTTTTCCCAGTATTCTTTTTGAAATATTTTCGCAGGGGTATTTTCGTTTCTTGTATAACTTTTTTTATCGTTTAATTCGGGTTTCAAAAGGCATTCAAAGCCCATTTTATCCCCATTCAAAAAGGCTTTAAAAATAAATATTTTAATGCCTTTAATCGCAAAATGATTTAATGCTTTTGCTGCCGTTACCAATTCTTCTTTCTCTGAAGTTACATACCAAACGATAAACGGAGCTTTATTTAGATTTAAACTCTCAATTTCATTCAAGAGCGAAACCATTGTTTCCATTTTCTGTGTTAAATCACAAATGGATACAACGGTTTGTCCATCAGCTTTTGGATAACTTGCTAATGTTGAAGTTACAATTGGCGGATAATAATCTGCCATAAACTCTTCAAAATTTTTCTTACTTTTTAATGCTTCTTCAGGTGTAATTGTTGTCATAATGACCTCCTTTAATTAAGTACAGTCATATTCATCACTCGACTATTGCTGAATTTAAAGTCTATTTCGATTATTTCGTATCATTCAGACACAATTACCAATCTTTTCCGTCAAGTCCACGATTGTTACGTTCATTGTTTGCGGCAAAGAAGTTTTTATTATGCTGATCATATATTTTCTGATATTTTGCTTTTGTTTTAGGATTGGAAGTTTTTTCGATTTTTTGTCTGGCCTTACTGCTCTCTTTATATGATTTATTGTAAAAAGAGTTTAACTGTCCGTTCGTCATTGATTTTATATTATTAGTAGCTTGTTTATCTCTGACGTTGTATTTTTCATTAATTGCCAAATAATGAATTTGAGTACGAATATCTGCTCGTGATTGAGCTTCGCTTACTTTTGAAATTTGTTTATCCAAAGCAAGTGATTTTGATTCGTAGTCTTTATCACTCATGTTGACCTTTTTAAATTCTTCATTCATTTTCCTTAATTTGTTTTGTTCAAGAGCAAGTTTAACGGTTTCGTTATTCATCTGATTTTTTGTGTTAATAATAGCTCTATTTAATTCTTTATCGGTCATTTCAGATAATTTACTTTTCACTTGTTCATTAAAATCCCTGTTATTATTAGCTCTGATATCAGAGAATGCACCACCTAATGAGGCTTTGCCTCCTCCTGCTTTACCGCCACCTGAACCACGACCTCCCATAAATTAATCTCCTTTCATTTTTGGAATATCAAAATCAATCCAATTCTTTTCACTTGCTCCCCAAGTTATTTTTCTGCCTGATTGTTTTGAAAGTTTTTTAACTACTTTGTCTATTTGTTTACCACTTGATTTATGTAAAATTTGCCAATCATAATCTTGTTCGTATTTGTGTGGATTTTTCCATTTACCTAAATCTCTGATTGAAACATTTATTGTATTGCCATAATCTTCAATTCTAAAATCGCTACGTCTAAGAGAGCCATCAGTCGTAACATTACGAAGTAAGCTAGTTTGCAAATCGAAAACTGTGCTATCCATAGACATTTTAGCTTTTGTTCTTCTTGGGTCTTTTTCTTTCTTTTCGGGTTTTATTCCGTTCTTTTTGTTTTCTGCACGTTTTGCACGAGCTTTAGCAAGAGCTTCCAGTCTCTTTTCTTGAGTTGTTTTTTCTTTTGGTTTTTCTTTGGCATCAATATTATCAATTTCTTTTTTGATTGATGACATTGCACGAACTCTCTCTTCAACCGTGTATGACGGATTTCCTGAAATGTTATTGTATAAATTTATCAATTCATCTTTTTTCATTGTTCCACCACCAGCAGATGCTTTTCCGCTTCTACCACCACCTGAACCACGACCACCCATTATGACCTCGCTTTCTTAAATTTATTCATGTACGGTTCGAACCAACGGAGGTTTTTATATCCGTCAAGTTCGCTCAGTTTGTTTCCATAAATCAAAATTTCTTTTGGTTCAAGTTGTTTTAACATTTCTTCAAAGCCTTGCATAAAGAGAGTTATAGCGTTTTTATCATTCAAAACACCAACCGTTCCAATTGCAACAACTGAATGTTTTGGAATTCCTAAAAAGGCATATTTATAGCTTGATTCATCAGACCAACTGACTGTCGGAATAACCTTTATTCCGTTTTCTTGCCAATATCTGGCACACCATCTGTTCCTATAAACTTGCCAAATTTGGAAAGCTTCGGGATAATTTGTGTACATCGAAAAATCAGGAGATAAAACTCCATCATATTGTTTTAAAACTGCAAGCTGTGAGTCGGCATTTTTCCAACATCTCTCAAAGCGGTAGTCATCTAAAAAGAAGTGTGCTGTTCCGTTCCTGTTTTTATCAACCCTGTAGGGGATGAGTTCCTTTATGGGAAACTCATCCGGCTTTAAATCAGGGATACCATAGGGATTAGAGGAGGAGAAAAAACCTTTTTCAACATTTTGCACATTCAGCATATCTTTCCAATACATATAAACTCCTTATGCTCTTAATGTCTTAACTGTTTCCAGCAAATAATTTGCAAATGATTCAATCGCATTAACGCCTTGATTAAAACAATAATCGTCAAGTTCGTTCGGAGAGTTTTGGATTTTTCCTTTTAATTTAAACAAGCTATCTATCGCAGGCTGTGTATATTTTGCAAGATTTTCGTAGAGTTTTGTAATCGTTGTCGGAACTTTCTTTTTAATCAGTTTTAGAATAAATGGTTGAATTATAGCCCAAATAGTGCTGAAGTCTTTCCAATTTTTGATAAATGATAAAATACTCATATTATTTTCCTTTCTTTTGTTGAATTTGATACCACAGAATTTTATTCCTTAAATAATCGCCAATTCTTTCTTTTTGTAGGTTTGGCAGATACGGAAGATATGTGAAATCAATTTTTCCGTAGCTTGAAGTTTTAGGATGAGATTGACCGAATTCAAAATGTGTGAAAACTGTTTTTTCTGAAACTGTAATTCCATATAAACTGCATAGCTTTGCTACTTTGGAACACATCGCCTCCACTTGTTTTTGAGTGAGAGGATATTTTGTTTTTTTATCTTTTAAATTAAAACCATACATCCCACAGCAAGAAACTCCGATGCATCCTGTGTTCCCACCACCGCAATGTGCTGCGTATTTTCCGTCATAACAATTTATATTATCTTGTGGGGTATAAGTGCCTTTGTATTCTTTGCCGTCTTTATCAAATAAAAAGTGATAGCAATTTAAGTTCTGCTCGCAGGGTTTATCTGCTCCTGCTGTCCAATGCAGACAGATTTTAGTTAGTGATGTCATATTATTCTCCTTATTTATATCTGATACAAATTTGAACCGTTTTTGACGGTGGTTGAACTGTGGCTGATTTGCCATAAATTGTTGAAATTCTTGATGCATTAAATTGAATAATATTAAAACTTCCACCGACAGTTTCACAATGTTGTCCGCTTGCTGTTCCTGAATAATAGAATGCTCCGCCAATAGATGCCATTTTGTAATCATCTCCTGAAATATAGCCTGTTATATTTGGCAATCCTGCATTAATAGATTTATTAGCTACAGAATTTGGTTGTAAAAAAACTCCTGTAATGTTGTAATCAGGTATTCTAAATTCATCAGCAGCTTCTGTGCCATTATTAAAATTATCTTTAATCACTGAATATAATTCTTTATAATCTGCAATTTTTAAAATATAGCCATCACAGGGTAAACATTTCGGAGGAATATAATTAATTGGATATGTAACGAGAGAACCGACGAAAGCGGATGTTAACTGATTATAAGTATAGTTATTTTGATTTAATAAGTTTGTTTTTAAATCTAAAATTTCCATAAATTTACCTTATTTGTATTTAATGCAGATGTGAACAATTTGTGATGGGGGTTGTACAGTAGTGGATTTACCATAAATATTAGAATCTAATATTAAGTCTCCGGCTCTATATTTTAATGCGGTTGCATCAGTCATTAACCTCATAGGTTCATCGCTACCATCCGTTAATGCTGTCATTACACCGCCATAATCATCTGTTCCATAAGAACTTAAATATTTTCCGCCATAATATGTATCAACTCTTGTTTTTGCATCAACTCTTAATGCAAGTTTTATACTTGGAATACCTGCATTTTTTGTTGTACCTAAATTTTTATTTCCCGGCTGTAAAAATCTTCCTGTTAAATTGTAATCAGGTATTCTAAATTCATCATCAGCTTCTGTGCCTGAATTAAATGTTGTGCCAATAATTTCATATAACTCACTAAAATCAATAATTTTTAAAACATATCCATCACAAGCCAAACAATCTTCAGGAGTAAATCGTTTTGGGAACGTATATAAAGCTCCTATTTTATTTCTTGTAAAGATATTTTTATGATAATCGTTTTGATTTATACGTTGTGTTTTTAAATTTGATATTTCCATAATTTTATTTATATTTAATTACTAAATGTACTGTTTGTGATGGAGGTTGAACAGTTGCACTATTACCATATATGGGATTACATTCAGAAGCCCAAGAAGTTGTTAATGCTAAATGGTTTCCATAGTCAGGATTACCTCTTCCTTCTTCGGCTGCCCCCGGATAATTCCAATAGAATGCAACTACTGTGTGATAATGATTTGGTAAGCCGGCTTCAATTTTTATTCCGGAAGTTACATGTGGTTGCAGAAATCGACCTGAAATATTATAGTCAGGGACTCTAAAAGTTCCTTCTGCATCTCCTGATTGATTAAACTTTGTTCCAATAACTGCAAATAGTTCTTTATAGTCAGTAATTAACAATGAATAACCATCGCAAGATAGACAATCATCAGGGGTAAAATCTATCGGATAAATAAAAAGTGTGCCAATTCTTTCTTTTGTTAATGAATTTTTGTTATATCCGTTTTGGTTTAAATATGAGTGTTTTACTTGTTTAATTTCCATTTAATTCCTTTAATTCATTTCTTAATTTTTCAACTTCCGAATTATAATAATCAAGCCAAGTTTCGCCTGTTGTTTCATCTTTGATTGATGGTTCGCAAATGGCTCGAATTCTTTTAGAGTCTAACTCTAACAATTCTTTTTCAATTTCATTTTTTCTAATTTCAAGCTCCTTCTTTTTTATATATAGTGCGTATTCTTCCGTATCTGAAATATCTACATAACGATTGTCTATAACTTTGTATTTTTCAGGATTTATCAAAATGTCGTGTGCAAGTTCTTCAGATACTTTTTGAAAACCTGATTTGACCTCTCCAACATAGTCAATTATTGAACTTTCTCGTGTTTCAATATTAATCTGTGTTTCGCCTCTAAAATCAGGTTCAATTATCCAATCCGAACCGTTCCAAATTGCGACTTCATTTTCTTCTGTTTTAGGTGGCTCCTTAAAAGTAGCCATTGACGGAAGTAAATATTCATTTTGCCGTCTTGGATTTTTTAATGCGGGATATTTGCCCGAATAAGCATTCCCTTCTGTGTTGTAACTGTAATAATACTTTGTCATTTTCTTCTCCTTAATTTTCTTGGTTTATTTCTCGCCACCTTCAAGTGTAAATACTCCGATAGGTACGAGATTGGTTTCTTGCCAGATATTTAGCAAGAAAATATAACTTGCTAACGGTTCAATAATTCTGAACCAAATGTCATTCACGCTATAATTTGTCGGCTCTAACATTTGAGTAAAAATAGTATTGGATAATGCTATTAATGAATATTCATCGTTGTCATTGTTGACAAATAAATTAAAATCTTTAGTTTCATCAGCCGATTCAGGACACAAATTTATAACATCTAAAACTAAATTATTTTCTACATTGTGAGTTGTACTGTCTGCTGTTGTATAAGTAAATGGAGCATGTGCCGTTATATAAATATGAGTTGTTACATTTCCGTTTAAAGAGTAAGTTTCATTTTCACTAATGCATATTTTTGTTAGGTTTAAATAAGTTACAACTCCAATCCTTTCACTAAATTCAGAATCAGCAAAACATTCAACCCCAAGTGCTAAAGTATCTTGCACATAAAATTCGCCTGTAACCGAATTTGAATAATGTCCTGTAATATCATCAAATTCACTTAATAAACCTATCTCTCCAAAAGCAATAGATAAAGTATTTGTATCAACAGCAACAATTGTTCCTTTTTCTTCCGTTAATTCCGTATCAGCATACACAACAGCATCTTTTTCAAAAACAAAATTCGGTGCAACATAGAATTCTCCTAAAGTGCTTGATGTATATTTAACGACTTTTACAGTTTCACAACTCAATAAATCAGGATTTCCCTTTGAATCTAACTTGCAAGAATTTAAACAAAAAGGAGTTAATATGCTTTTAGTTTTAATTTCAGGAATAAACTCAATTGGGATTAAACCATTGTTATCAACAGGAGCATAACCGTTTGGCTGCCCTTTTTCAACTACGGCTTGAAATTCTGCATTAATTTTGTCTGATAAATTAGTAAGCTCATCCTTTGTTGCAGTTTGAATATCAGGATTAATTATCAACTCCGCAAGTTCAATATTTGAAAGCTGTATTTCAATTCTGATTGTTAATTCTTTGACAGTACCCGATGACGGATCTTGTTTTGTTGTTTCGGGAAATTTAGAAATAACAAGTAAATTCCCATCGCAATCATAAATTCCTGCTTCTCTGACAACAAATCCTCCTACTTCAGCAGGAACTGTTGTTAAACAATAAAATCTATTTCCATCCCATTCGCATTTTTGAATAATCCCTCTCCAAACTTCTTTTCTCAAAGCAGTCTGTGATGGGCTCGGATTATAATAACTGCCACCACTATCGCCAAGAGCTATTTCTTGAACATCAAAAGGTGTACCGTTTTTTATAGAATTTAATTGTTTTTGACTTCCGTAATCAGTAACTATTGAGTAAAAGTCTTCAGACATTTAAGACTCCTTTGAATTTATTGTGACTGTTTCTTGCTGTATCGTGGCAGCATAAATATACTGTTTGCCGATTGAAGATAAGTAAAACTCTATTTGTTCAAGCCAAGAACGTTCGTTTTTGTATTCGTTAATCAAAGCTCTTAACTTTTCTTCAGTTTCTTCATTTATTGAACGATTAAATATTTGAAGAATAACTTTAAAATAATAAGGTTTGCCACCGTAACTAAACCATTCTTCAACATTACCCACGATATTTAATGTCTTGAATATTTCTTCAATTGCATATTTTGTTCCTTTGTATCGATGCATTTTTATTGATGATTTTATAAGGTTTCGTTTTTCGGTTTCACTCAATGCTTGTAGCCAACCCTCGTTACCTGTTATGTGATACTGTTCTGCTAAATGCGGCAACGCATCAGATGGTAAATTGTCAATGATAGTAACTAACAAAACATCAAGGTCTAATTTTTTAAAACGTTCTTCACAGATTTCATCAAATATTTTTAAATTAATGTCGTTTATAGGAGCTAGGCTATTCATCGGCATAACCTCCTATTTTGACATCATAATCAACCAAATTCGCCCATTGGTATTTTTCAATATCTATGTTTTCAGGGGTTAGAGAAAGAACATCATATACTCCGTAAATGCTGCTTAAAACATTTTTAATTTGTGATTTAACAACATTTTTGCCTAATTTTTGAGCTAATATTTTCCTGTATTCTTGCAGTTTGGATTCAAGAGTTGTTTGAACACTTGTAATATCCGCATCCTGATAAAGTATAATCTCTGCTTTTATTGAAAAATCTATTTTTTCAGGAGATAAAACTTGAACATAGTCGGTTAATGGTCTAATTCCGTCTTTTTCATAGTATTTGCGAACAATTTCCAAAACTTCTTCGGTTGGATTTCCGCTTTCAGTCAAAGGATAAATATTAACGACTCCCGGAGATGGTGATAATATTTCAACATCAGTTATTGATTGATGTGCTGATAATGTATGGTAGCGATACGCACCACGACTTCCTGCGTTTGAAAATTTTTCGGGAGCCTGTCTTATTCTTTCTCTTAAATTGTCGGCATTTTCATCATCTGCTCCACCTGAAGATATTGTTATGTTCTCAACTTTTGTAATGTACTTTAATGGTGTAATTAAATTGTTTATACTTCCAATAGAATAATTATTAGCCGTTGTGCCAACAGCTTCGCAAGTGGCTTTTACGGATACTGAATATTCTCCGGCAAGAAGAATTGCACTTTCATTTGTTTGGAATACAAATAAACCGTCTTTTGTTTCAACTTCACAACATACGGGTATTTCAAAATCAAAATCCAATGGTTCATCAACAGAGAATTTTAGAGTCGTAACAGCACAGTTTGCAAGCAGTTTTCTTACACCTAAAGGCTCTCCGATATGTTCAAGAATGTCTAAAGGTGCGTAGCTTAATAAATTTTGTTTTGCAGTTTCTTGAATTGCAACCCTTAAAATGCTTTCTCGGTAAGCACCAACATCAACCATAAGTCTTTCTATTTGAGCAGGTTGAAGTGTTTTGCCACTTTTTTCTTCATAAAGAGCAATCCATTCTTTTGTGATAATTTCGGGGTTTCTTTCTATAAAATTCGGTTCAGGAAGATTTGATGTCATAAATTTACCTCCGTTGAGCCTGTTGTTGTATTGGAAGACTTGAGTGACCATTGTATTTGGATTTTTATTTGTGTTTCTTTTATTTCCACAATTACACTATCGACCTTAATTCTTGTTTCCCATTTTTCTATTGCCTCAATAGATTCTCTTATTATGTTTGCTTTTGCACTATTTATCGGGTAATCAATATATTTATAGATATCCGAGCCAAATGTAGGTCTTAGTGGATCAGAACCTTTTTGAGTTAATAAAATAATTGCGATGCATTGGTTTATATCCTCAACACCTTCTGCGACAGAGCCGATTTTGTTGAGTTTATATTGCCAATCAACGTATGTTATTTCATTTAATGTTGTCATTACATAGCCTCATTAGGACTTGATGTCGGACTTCCCTGATTTCCTGTGTGATTATGTGCATTATATGTATCTCTCATACTTTGCATTGATGAAGTTTTATCGGTAATATCCGAATTTGAAACAATACCATCAGTATTTTCAAACTTGCCGGTATTTATAACATCTGCAACAATATTCAAAGTTTTTGCCACAATAGTAAGCATTTGAGTATCTCGGTTAAATTCAATAAAACTCCCATCTTCAAATTTGATTAAATGTTGAAGATTAGAAATAGCAGGGACTTCATCAAGACTTGTATAAATTGCACCTAAAATAACACCATCTTCCGAGTTTTCATCCATAAGACAAGCAACTTGTTCCCCGATATCTACAACAGAATAATATTTATCTTTTAATGTTTTCTTTTGTAAGATAGGCAACCAGTACGAAGTTATATTATCGTCAGCGAACTGAACTCTTGCTTTTGCTGTCATTGGATTTATATTTGTTACTGTTCCGAATTTTAGCAAGACTTTACCTCCAAACTTAACGAATATCCGCTATTTCTATCAATTGAGTGTGTTGCCTGTGTAATGTGGTATTTGCCCGAAAAATACCCTACATCTTTCATTTCAACATTTAACCCTGCTATTAAATAAGGATTTCCCATCATATCAATTGAACCTTCAATAGTATGATTACCTCTTGAAAGTGCAGCTTTTGCTTTTATTAAGGCTTGTTGTTTATTTTCAACCCTTTGCGATAATTTCAAAGTGTCACCTTTTACACAGTTTTCATTTTTAGCTGTTGCAGTTATGGTTTTGCCTGTTTTAGGATTATGATAGCTGACCGTTACAGCTTTATAATTTTGAGATGTTTTTTCTCTTAAATTAATTCTTGAACATTCACTTCGGTTAATAATTTTTGCTGATTTTGCATCAATCAGTTTTTGTGTTTTATAAAACACAAGTTGATTATCTGTAATTTTGAAAATATACCCGTATTGTTCGGCAAGAGTTTTCAAAAAAGTTAAATCCCTCTGTTTATTTTGGGTTATTCTCTCAACTCTGATATCATCAATCTCGCCAACCAGAGTTAAATTGTGTTTTTTTGCAATTTCATTTGCAATTTGCTTAAGATTTTTATTTTCATAAGCAACAGAATTATTTTGTCTTAAAGATTTTGTTATACCGGTAGCTATTGCTTTTACAATAAGAACATCCGGTGGAGTTGAAAATTCTATTTCATCAATTTCAAAAACTCCACAGTTTAAAAGTTTTTCCCCGACATATCCGATATACAATCGTATATTATCGCCTTTACTTGGAATCCAAGCATCTTGCCATAGTTTTTGAGAATCTTCAAATATAATTTCAACTTCATCACTTTGACCATGTTCAAAATCAGTATAATTAATATTTAAAACATAGTCAGAGATATCTTTTGTAATATCTTTTTTATTGTATTCAAGTTTAAATGTGGGTTGTAGCATTTTATTTTTTCCATGGTGGGGTTATAAAACTAATTGTTTCTTTTTCTTCCAAGACAGGAATTTTTAATTTAATCCCTGATTCTAAAACCGGAGTAATTGGAATATCGGGGTTTGCTTTGATGATGATTTCGTATTTTGTGGAATCGTTATAGAATTTATATGCAATTAAATCCCATCTATCATTGTCTTTAGTGACATAATTATAGAATTCGGTCATTTGGTTTTAAGACCTCCTTCTTGTTCCTTTTCTTCCGGGAGTTTACCTGTATATTCAAGCAGCTTTAATTCGACTTGAATTGATAATATATCGCCCTCGCTTGATGTTTGCTCGGTTGAAGATTCAATTGAAGAAATAACAAAAACTCCGACATATTCGCCATTCCCTTTTATAAACTGCAACGGAGTTCCAAGAGTTGCAACGTTTTTAAGTTTATCCATTTCTTCTTTTGGATTACAAAATGATGAGTGAAAATTCAATTTGATATCAATAGCATTCAAATTTTCTCCAAGAAACTGCAAGAGAGGTTTTTGATTTATACGTTCATGTTGAGCAAAATTATATGAAGAACTTTCTTTTATCCCATTAAAATAAGTTATTAGTTCAAATTGTATATTTCCAAGTTGTGCAAACATTTTTTAATATTCTTCCTGAATTTTAAATAACTACTGATTTCTTGTTTAGGTTTAATACGCTAACCTCAACTGTCTTTCATTTTCTTGTTTCAATATTCTCAAAATCTCATCTTTATGTTGTTTAAGCATTTGAGAGAATTCATTTTTTGCTTGGTTACTTCCACCGTTTATATTTATGGTCGGATTATATTGAATTACGGTTGAGCCTCCTGATATTCCACCTCTCACGTTCGGTTTTAAGCCGTATGAATTTACGTTTAAGGCATTGGCGATGGCAGAAGAAATAGGTTTCGGTTTTATTGCTGTTGCAATAGTCTCGGATATTTTTATTTTGTGTAAATCTTTTAGTGGTCCTGTTTTAGCCGGAGAATGAGGCAAATGGTCTCTTATGCTTTGAGTAACTTTTTTTATTGCTTCGGTTACTTTACCGACTCCTGATAGAATGCCTTTAGCTATCATCATCGGAATTTTTATGCCACATTCAACAAGTTTTACAATAAACTTTGTAACCATTACTAATACCGAAGCAATGGCACGACCGAATTTTACACCCATATTTTCGGCTGCTCCACCGACATCATCTACCGGTTTAAATAATTTTTTAATCCAATTCCATAATTGTTGTATTGGTTTTAGTATTGGACTTAAAGCTGTACCTAATTGTTTAAACACAGGCATCAAAGGTTGTAAACCTTCTTTTAATCCCTGCCACATACCTTTAAAGAATGCGGTAATCGGTTTCCAATATTTGTAAATTACAAGTGCCACCGCTCCAATTGCAAGTGCAATCCATCCGATTGGAGAAGTTAAGAGAGTGACAGAAAATGCTCTAAAAGCGATTATTGCTCTTGATATCATACTCGGCAAACTTAAAAAAGCTGTTTTTATTCCGTTTAATCCGAGCATAATATTTGTTGGAATTGACTTTATTGAAGTTACAGTCCAATCTTTAAGAGCAACCGTTGATTTTGCAATATTGCTTGGAAGTTCTTTGAATCCGTTAATTATTCCTGCTCTCAAATTGTTGTCTATTCTTCTAATATCTGCCATTAAACCACCTTTAAGACTAAAAGCAGATGCAAGTCCTAACTTATCCCCACTCTGCTTAATTTTGTAACCAAAGGTCAGGTTGTGAGCGGTAGAATTTAAACCGATAAAATTCAACAGTTTAATTCCGTTTTGCACTAAAACAGGAGTTAAATCTCTTGCTACACTTAAAAATGCACCGTATCCTTTAACGAGTTTACCGACAAGAATTGTTGCAGTTCCAAGAGTGGTTAATACAATTCCTGCTCCTATCGTGCCGATGATTGCCGTAAATATTCCTTTTTGTAATAAAGGATTTTTATTTATAGCTGTGAGCAGTTGATTGATTTTTTCGATAGGTTTATGCAAATGTGGGAAAACAAGCTCTTTCATATTAATTTTTAAGAGTTTGAATTGCTCGTTTGTAGTTTCCATCATGTGGTTAAAGTCTTCATCCATAATGCCATCTGCACCGAGAGCAGATGCTTTAATTCTTCGATACTCATCGAGGTTTTGCATCATAGGTTTTAAGAAGTTTAAGTCCGTTTTATTCCTAAAGATTTCAGAAACTTTGAACACGTCTCCGCCTGTAAGCTGATTAATTAACATAACCATCTCTTCAATAGGGTCTTTATTTTCAGCAATTACACGATTTAAGAATTGCGGTAAATCCACTCCGTACAGTTCTTTAAATCTATTAACAGCCATCGGAGAAGTTATCGCTTGCAAGAAACTTTCAAAGTTTGTCGCAGCCTCGGCAGCACTTCCTGCACCTTTCATTGCAACTTGCAAAGCTGCCCCAAGTTGAGAAACAGCAGGAACACCTCTCATTCCGAGCATACTTGCTCCTGCTGTCAAACTTGGAAAGGCGGCAGACATATCTTTTAACTCGAATCTTCCTTCTTTTCCGGCTTGAGCTAAAATATCCATTGTTTTAGCCAAATCATCAACATTAACTTTTAAGTTATCCGTAACAGCAAACGCAGTTTTTGAAATATCCACTATTTCAGCTTGTGCTGCTGTTGCAGTTCTTCCGATTACATTCATATAGTCTAATGCTTTTTCAGGAGCAATACCTGATGCGACAAGAACATTTAAACCTTCTGCAATTTCACTTCTGAATTGGTTTGTATGTCTTGATATAGAGCCTAATCTCTCATCCATTTCTTTTAGTTGTTCTGCGGATAATTGACCGACGTTCCCTAATTCTCGAAGTTGATGTTCCAGAGCAAGAGCTTCTGGAATTGCCTCTGTAATCCCAAGTTTATAGGCTAATGCTCCACCTGTGGCTGTTAATCCGGCACCGAGTTTAACCATATTCGCACCGAGTTTGTCCAACATATCGGAAGTTAGTTGGATTTTGTTTTGGAGTTTTGTAAATTCCTCGTTTGAGTTATGCACAGCATCACGAAGAACCTTTGACATTTTATCAAAGGCAACCAAAGTTAATGATATTTTCATTTCATTTTCTAACATTGGTTTAAACTTTCCTCGATTTCACTATGGTATTTGTTTGTATAATTGATAGCTTGTGTTATCCAATACTCCAAATCATCAAGCGGCATATTACAGATATCTGAATACGACCACCCTGTAGTTTTGGATAGATGAATTATGCACTCGCTTTGGATTGTAACTTTCCCCCGATTGCTTCTTGAAGTAAAATTACATCCTCAATCGGCAATTCAAGTATGTCTTCATAAACTAAATAATTTCCGTCGATTTCTGTTAATTCTGCAATTAGTGCATAGGGAATTTCATCAGATGTTTTTGCTTTCTTTTGAGCGTTCAATAAATCCAAACCTTTGCCATCTTTTATAACTGCAAGTTTTCCATCTGACAATTTAATTTCTTTTGACATATTTTTCTCCTTATAATCAATGTTTAAATGGTTTTTAAATACTATTTAATTTTTACTAACCGCCAATATTTTTCTTAAATGTAGATAACATATCCACCACATTTACTTTGTAGATATTTTGAAGAACATCAATTTCAAACAACTCAACCTTATTTACAATTAATTTTGCATAGGTAACAGACATTGTTGTTTCGTACTCTGCGTTTTCGTGTGGTTTAATTGTACCTAGTGGAAATTCTTTAAAAGTTCCGATTAAAATTGCCGTAGCCGGAACTTCTTCCGTTCTGCCGGTTGCATTGTATGTTTCTAATGATGCTCTGACTTGAATTAGAGTAGCTGTAAAAGGATTCGCAGCCGCTAACAAAACTTCAGGATAAAGTGCATTCCATTTAATTTTGCATTCTAATTTATCAATTCCTGAAAAGAATTCAGCCGAGCCAACCATACCAAGAGCCTTATGTTCAGCCATCTTGTGTTTTATTTGAGGAAGTTGGACTTCTTCGGCTCTGCCCAATAAATTTACACCATTCATATATACATTGGCATTTGTTAATTTGTTGATTTTAATTTTACTCATTTTTTCTTCCTTTTATGTAAAGACCACATTCTCCGACACCGATTGTTGAATAATGAAGTATTACTATTTCTTGACTTAGAGCTTGGATTAAAGGACATTTCTTGCAATTCTTACAGCTGTGGCACAAGTCATATTCTTCGCAAGACACAACAAGATTTCCTCTTTTATCGACATCTGCTCTCATCTATGCCCCCAAAGATTTTAAAAGTTCTATATCAATAAAGCTTTCAAAAGTAATACGTTCGGCAGGAACAGGAGGCATAAATTCCACATCAAATAAAATGTGTCCGTTTGCAATTTCTGTAACAGGGTTTTTATCTGCGTTATATGTGCATTTCCCATCTATTAATGCACCTCTGCCGATAAGTGTTCGGATAAACGAATTAACTGTTTCTGTTATAGATTCAATCAAGCCGTTGTCGATAGGGTAATCAATAAACTGCAACATAGAATATTCAACAGATTCATGAAGAATGTCTGCTGTTCTTCTTATGTTTATAAAATTAGTAACATTTGTCGAAGTCGGATAAGCAGCAGAACGGTTTCCCCAAGTCTTAAAACCAGTACCGTAAGAATTGAATACTGTTACAATTCCTGCTTCGTTTAATGTGTTTACTTCACTTGTGGGATCATTAATCATTGAGGTTAATTGCTTTTCAACACCGATAATTCCTTTTATTTCGGTATTGGATGGTGACCAATGATAACCTTTATCCACGTCTTTTGCTGCCATTACTCCGGCGAGCCTTTGTGAATAAGGTTCAAGAACATTTGAATCCGATGCTGAATTATACACTTTTAAATGTGGATAACAAAGCACAATTCTATCTGAAGAGGTATTAAAGTTTATTGTTCCCTGTGGTCCACGACCTTTTATTGCATCCTGAACAGTTGTTCCGACAGGAGCATCAACAATACCAATGGCTCTGATTTTATCGCAAATAACCTGCATTTCAGATACAACGGCAGTATCTTCACAATAAACAGGAGCAATAATTGTTTTAGGGAAATATCCAAATAAAGAATAACAGTCTTTAAATGTTTGTAATCCTGTTCTTTTTCCTGTAACAGAATCAACACCTCCGATAATATCAGCTTTTGTAACATCTGCTACGGATTCGTGTTTATCGGGATTAAATACATTAACAACTAAAACAACGCCTGCTCCTTGGTCGAATATTGCATCAAGAGCCTGTGGGATAGTAAAACCATCTTTTGCAGTTCCAAAGTATTTAACCGCATCAACATCACTCGATATTAAAACAGGCTCATTTATTGTTTTGTATTCATCTTCAACATCTTGTATCGGCGCTGTTCCAACTAAACCAACAACGGCAGTTTTTACCGTTCTTATTGTTCTTGCACCTTTTTCTATTTCTATTGTTTCCACACCATGTAAATAACTAGCGGGCATTATATTTCCTCCATTTCTTCAATGCTAGGGGTTGTAAGAGTAAATAAAATTTCATATTGCCAAATTCCGTTTTGTTCGGATATGAAGTTTTCTTTTGTCGGAGTTAATTTGGTACAACCGGCAATTTTATAGCCACAGAGAATATTTTTGATTTTATCTAATGTTTCATAACTTCCGCTATTTGAACGCAGATTTCGTGTGACAACGGTTACACCGAACTCCATTTTTTTGTCTTGTGATAAAAAGTTAATTGAATTTGTAGAAGAGTAACTTCCACCTCGATAGTGAACTAATATTGCTCCGATAGGATGCAGTAATATATATTCTTGAGGTTTTTCAGGGAATCCTATTACCTGAAAATCGGAAAAATTCTGTTGCAGTTTTTCAACTATTAAGTTTTCAATCTCTCTAATATTCAATATTTATAACTCTTTTATTAAACAATCTATCCAATTCGGTTTTATTTGTGCGATATTCTCCACTTGATTTCACTTCTTGGTTGTCACTACTTTCAAGAGTAATTACACCTTTTTTTAATTGTTCAAGTGTTCGAATTGCGTTTTTGTAATTTTCTGAAATTGTTTCTGGGATATCCGTATAAATTCTTCTTGAATATAGCCTGTATATGCATATATCTATTGCAACCACTCTTAATAAAGGAAATTGGGTATTTAAGGGGAGTGTGTATTTTCCTCTTAAATACCCATCAATAAGGGTAGAGGAGTAAATAAGAGCTTCTTCAACAACGACATTATCAACGGTTTGTTGAGAACTATCGTCATTTGTAAGCTGGACAAGAGAATTTGTACCTATTTGAATTTCAATATCGTTAGAATTGCAATAAGTCATTAAAATCCTCGTGCAATTCTTATTACTTCGCCTTCAGATGCATCATCCAATGCATAACCGTTTATTGCATCAGAAGATGTTGCAACAACGGCTCTTCCTGTAGAATCGGAAGTTACATTTGAGCCTTTTGTAATTGTTCCGCCTGAAACAACAAGCAAAATTCCTAAAACGGCAATTGGAGCTAGTTGGTTTGCATCTGTTTCAACATCACAAACACCAAACGCTTTTTTACCTGCCGTACAAATATTGCCTTCAAAGTCAACAAATACTTGTTTTGGTAAATCGACTTTCGCAGTCAATGAATCAATTAATAGAGGTTTGTATAATTTTTCTGCCATTATGCATTACCTCCCTCTGTTTGTGCATCTTCTTTTTTTGTATTTTCAGCAATAGCTGTTTTAGATTTATTTGCATTTGTTGCAGTTTTAGAAGTGTTTGTTTGAGTATTTGTTTTTTCTTTCACTTCAACAAGTACATCTGACAATTTTTTAGCATCATCATCATTCAATTCAATAATTGAACCAACTGCCACAAACTTGCCGTTATGATATAAATTAGTATTTTTTAATTTGTATTTTTTTGTCATTTTTTAATCCTTTACTAAACAACATTTGATATTAAATATCCGGCATCAGGTCCAACCAAGAACGGAGTATAAATATCCGTACCTCTGATGTATTTAACCTTTTTGCCTTCTTTTTCGTATTCATCAATTTGCAATGCATCCTTTTTACGAACCGTATATCCGTAAGCAGGGTCGTATTGTGTTCTTGATGTTAAGTTAGGCACAAATGCTAAAATGATATTATTACCCCATACTCTTTGGAATTTGTTTTGTTCATCAGAAAAAATTGTTCTTCCGATATAGATATTTTCAATTTCAAAGAATTCCTTTAACAAATCCAAAGTAATGGTTTTATTTGATGTACTGGCAATCATATTTTTAAGAGCTACATTTCTTTTTAATGCACTCCAAACTTCTTGCCCCATAACCAAAGTGTTTGGGTCTTGTCCGATTTGTTTGCAAACTTGGTCTTTTGCATCGTCAATAACACCAACAGGGTCAGAATTATCATCAGAAAATTTACTTGTGCCTGATAGTGATGATTGATTGCTCAAAGCATAATTGTCAGGATTTTGAGCCAAATCTGCACATTGTTTTTCGTGTTTTAAATACAAGCCTTGAGTAACTACATTTGTTGCGTGGACTTGCAGTTTAATTTTTTCTGCTTCTTCTTCCTCACGATAATCGATAGGATATGCCAAATCGTGTTCATTTAATGTCGCAGAATGTTTATTAAAACCTTTCGGAGAGATTACATTTGAATTTGCTCTGATAGCTCTTTCGGTATCATATATTTGAAAAGCCTCTTTGTTAAATTCAAATATATCTATTTTTTCCTTTTCGGAATTAATTGTCGGAAATAACTTATCAGCAATAAATGAGTTGTTTCCGTAACCTCGTGCGATTTCCGATAAATAGGCATTGATTCTTAATTCTTCTAAACGACCCATTTATACCTCCTTAATTTTTAGTAATGCTTCTTTAAATGAGATATTTTCTTCCTTTGCTATTGTTTGAGCTTGGTTAAATATCTCAACACTTTCTTCATCTGCATCTGCGTATTTCAATTCATCCTTTGAATTCTTTTTTGCATTCTTCAGAGCAATCTCATCAAACTCAACTTGCTTTGGTAGAGCAGATATAAAGTTTTTAAATATATCGATGCTGTTGGAGGACTCGTCAAACTTTTTAATGTTATCCAAGTCCTGTAAAATAGAAAAAACAGCATCTTTATTTGCAGGAGTAAGAATCCCTGCCTCAATTTGTTTATCGATAAATTCGTTAAAGTCCTTATTTCTAAGGTTATCCTTTATTTCTTTTAATTCTTTGGCAAGTTCTTCTTTACCTTCTGCTTCGTTTTTAAATTTTGCAAGTTCAATTGATAAATCTTTAACTTGTGATTTTAAAGATTTAATTGTTTCTTTGTTTTTTGCATCTTCCTTAAATTTTGCAATTTGAGTTTCCAAATCCGAAATAGTATCTTTTAGTTCTTGAATTTCTTCTGTGTTAGAAGTTTCATCATCATCTTCTACTTGAGCAGTAAATTCATAAACATCGGATTCGCCTTCTTTAAACTCAACTGCTTTCATTCCTTTTACTTGAGGAATGCTTGCTCCCAAGAAAGAAACAGCCTTTAAATATGGCTTTTTACCTTCTAATTCTCTATAAATCTCAACCGAGATTTTTTTGTACTTACCCTTTGAAACATACTCCTTTAATTCAGGCGATAAATTTTTAAAGGTTGCTTTTAAAAGTCCATCCTCTTCTTTTAATTTATCAACCCAACCATAAGCAGGACCTTTTTGCTCATGGTCTAATGTAATTGGTGCTTCGCAAAAACTTGGGTCATAATTCTTTGCAAGTTCCTGCACTTCTTCTTTTGTAAATTTGCCTTGCGGATAATTTCCGGCTTTAAAAACTTCAAAATATTTCATTTAATTCTCCGTTTTTTGTGTGATAAAAATTCGTTTGTATGTTTGCAGTATAAAATACCCCTTACAAATACTTCCACTTGCCATCGCAAGTGATTTTTGCAATTCCAAAAGCACTTGCCTGTGCAAGTTGAAGTTCAAAGCAATTACAAGTTATGTTTAAGAATATTGAAACGGGCTTATTGCCTCTTTTTTCTTTCCAAATTCTTGAAGGAAGTGTTTTTATGGAATTGTCTTTACTAATGAAATTATTTGAAAGTATCGGTTTTCCTGCCGTAATTTTTGTTATTTGGTACATCTACCACAATGCACAAGTTAAGACTTTTGAAAAAATAATCTCTAATAATTTTGAAATCTTAAAAGATTTAGTTGAAACAAACCAATACAATGCAACCGTTATGTCTCGTATTGAAAGCAAAATTGACGGCAATCTTTGGTGTCCGATATTAAAAAAGGAGATTTCTAAATAATGAATATTGAGAGAATTCAACTAAAAGGTCAGTTAGCGGAAGCAAAATCAAAATACAAACATCTTGATACGGAAGCAGCAGCTTTAATACTTCTTATTCGTGCTGTATTAAATCCCTTTGAGGAAGATACAACAAAAATAGAAGTTGAAAAAGCTGTTGTTTCAATAAACAAACTGCAAGATGTTGTTGAAGAATTAAAAGGACTTAAAACAAAAATTCAAAAGTTGGAGGAATATTTTGACTAAAAAGAAGTCTTTAGCTGCTGCTGCCGAACGGTTTTATGTAATTGAGCAAATGACAATGGTTGAAATTGCTCAATTACTAAATGTTCACGAAAAGACTATACAAAATTGGAAAGATGAATTTAATTGGGATGAAAAACGCAACCAATTTATACAAACTAAAAAATCTTTCCATGAAGAAATGTACAATTTTGCTCGTAAACTTATGAACACTATTGAATACGATATTGATAGCGGAAACAAAGTGGAACAGGGCAGATTGTACACTTTCGCTAAAATGTTGCCGTTTATAACCAAAATCAAAGAATATGAAGATTCAAAAGATAAACACAATGATGAACAAACAAAAGACATCACTCCTGATTTTATAAAAATGATTAACGAAGAATTCTTGGGGATAAAATCAGATGAGCTATAAACACTTTTTACCATATCAAATCAGGTGGCTTAATGATAATTCCAAAATAAAAATTTGGGAAAAATCAAGACGTATAGGTGCTACCTATGTTCAAAGTTTTGAAGATGTACAGGATTGCTTAAATAAAAAAGTTCCGGCAGTTTGGTTTTCATCTGCTGATGAATCTGCTGCTAAAGAATATATTGATTATTGTGAAATGTGGGTTCGATATTTTCACGCAATCGCTAAAAACAAAGGTGTGGAAGTTATTGATGACGATAAAGATATAAAAGCATTGGTTATTGAATTTAAAAACGGAACTAAAATCCACGCACTATCTTCAAACCCTAAAGGATTTCGTTCTAAGGGCGGAAAAGTTGTTCTTGATGAGTTTGCATTCCATAATAATCCCGAAGAACTTTGGAAAGCTGCTCGCCCATGCGTAACGTGGGGTTATCCGTTAAGAATTTTATCCACTCATAACGGACAAAATTGCCTGTATTACAAGTTTATAGAACAAGTAAACAAAGGACAACTCAATTGGAGTCTTCATAAAACCCCAATTCAAGTAGCTGTATCAGAAGGATTGGTTGATAAAATTTATCAAAGACAAACCTCTAAAGATGAGCAGGAAGCTTGGATGCAGAATGAAAAAGACAATTGTTTTGATGAATATACTTGGTTGCAAGAATATTGCTGTATTGCTGTTGATGAGGCTTGTGCATTTTTACCTTACGAACTCATCTCAACTTGCGAAATGGATGATGTTTTAAAACCGTTGTCAGAACTGCAACACGATTTTTATGTCGGAGTTGATATCGGAAGAAAAAAAGATTTAACAGTTATTTGGGTTTTAGAAAAACTTGAAAACATCAAATATACAAGACTTGTAATTGAACTAAATAAAATGCCGTTTCAAAAACAGGAAGAAATTCTGCATGAAATTTTATCTCACAAATTGTTTAGACGTGATTGTCAGGATAGTACAGGAATTGGTATGCAGATGGCAGAGAATGCCCAAATCAAATTCGGTAAATTCAGAGTTGAAGGTGTAACTTTTACCAACCGAGTTAAGGAAGATTTGGCATATAGATTAAGAACCGAGTTTGAAAACAAAACAGTTTTTATTCCAAAATCACACGACATAAGAGAGGATTTACACTCTGTAAGACGTATAACAACAGCCTCTCATAATATTCGATTTGATGCTGACCATTCTGAAAACGGACACGCAGACAGATTTTGGGCGTTAGCATTGGCACTTCACGCAGCCGATAACGGCTCCGGTCAAATAAACATTTCAACTCGTAAAAGATATGAAACCTTAAAACTCGTAGAAGGCTTTTAAAGGTGCTTAAAATTTTTAGGATATAAGTTTATACTTCCATACCCCTAAAAATTAAAATTAAATAAATTTAAACGACTTTTAAACAACATTTTTTATAACCCCTAAAGGAATTTTTATGGCAAAAAAATTATCAGAAGAAATTGCAACTCGAAAACGCAGTATAAATTTTTATTCATTAGGTACATATTTACCTGATCCAGATATTGTTTTAAGAAAACAGGGCAAAGATGTCAGGATTTATAAAGAATTGCTTTGCGACCCTCACGTTTTTGCTTGTGTTCAATCAAGAAAAGCCGGTGTTTTATCTCTTGAATGGGAGTTAAACAGAGGTGTTGATAAAGACAAAAATGCTGAATTAGTTGAAAAATTACTCAAAAAATTAAATTTGAATAAAATCATTAATGACATTTTAGATGCTGCTTTATTTGGTTTTACCCCGATAGAAGTTATATGGGGTAAAGCAGGAAACTATATTTTACCTCTTGAATTAAAAGCAAAACCTCCCGAATGGTTTTGTTTTGATGATGAAAACCAATTAAAATTCAGGACAAAAGAACATTATTGGGGAGAAGGACTTCCACCTCGCAAATTTTTGTGTCCTCAATTCAATCCAAGTTATGAAAACCCATACGGAGAAAGAGTTCTTTCACGAGTTTTTTGGCCCGTAACATTTAAAAAAGGTGGATTAAAATTTTGGGTTGTATTTACTGAAAAATATGGAATGCCTCATCTTATAGGTAAACATCCTCGTGGTGCAACTAAGGAAGAAACCGACAATTTGGCTGATTTATTGGAGCAAATGGTTCAGGATGCTATTGCAGTTATTCCTGATGACTCCTCCGTTGAAATCCAAGAAGCCAATAAATCCTCGTCGGCTGCGATATATGAACAACTTATCGATAAAATGAATGCTGAAATTTCAAAAGCTATACTCGGTCAAACCCTAACAACCGAAATAGGCTCAACTGGAAGTTATGCTGCATCAAATACGCATTTTGCAATACGACAAGACATTATTGATGCTGATAAAAAACTCGTTGAAAGTGTTATTAATCAATTAATAAGATGGATATACGAAATTAACTTCTCAACAGCAGATATTCCCGTCTTTGAAATGTATGCTCCCGAAGATGTCGATTTAGCATTGGCTCAAAGAGATAAAATTCTATTTGATAGCGGTGTTAAATTCACAAAGGAATATTTTATCAAGACCTATGGTTTTGATGAAGAGGATATTGAAATAAAAGAAGATGGTCTTCCTGTTCCAATGAGTCAATATTCTCAATTCGCAGAAGAACCAGTTATTAAAGGACAAAAACAAATTGATGATTTATTCAAATTTTTATCTGAAACTGAACTTTCAAAACAAGCTCAAAATATGCTCTCTCCATTGATTTCACTACTTGAAAGTTGTGAGGATTACGAAGAAGCCTACGAATTACTTACAGACAAAAACTTAAAAAGCAAAAAGTTTGAACAGACTCTTCAAAAAGCTATGTTCCTCTGCGAACTGCAAGGAAGGAGTGATGGATTGGATGATTGAGGTTAATAAAATATATTCAGGACACGCATTGGAAGTATTAAAAACATTTGATGATGAATCAATAAATATGTGCATAACCTCGCCACCCTATTGGGGATTAAGAGATTACAAAACTAATCCTGTAAAATGGTCTGACGGTTGGGAGGGCGAACTCGGTACAGAACCCGATTTTAATCAATACATTAATCATTTATGTGATATTTTTGATGAAGTTAAACGTGTACTAAAAGATGATGGAACTTGTTGGGTAAATTTAGGTGACACTTATGGTGGTTGCTCTCTAAATTCATCATACGGAATAAAAACCAAAGGCGAAACTTCATTTTTGAAAAGTGTTGAACATTTACAAAAAACTGCTCATACACGAGGAAAATATTCAAAAAGTTTGTTATTGCTCCCATTCCGCTTTGCCATAGAAATGATGAACAGAGGGTGGACAGTCAGAAATGTTATTATTTGGCAAAAACCAAATGCAACACCATCAAGTGCAAAAGATAGATTTACTGTCGATTTTGAATATCTGTTTTTCTTCTCTAAAAAGAAAAAATATTATTTTAATCAACAAATAGAGCCTTTTAAATCAACTACCCTCGTGCGTTGTAAAACGGGCTGTGGACTGAATAAAGGAGCGGCATACAAAGGTTTAAATAAAGAAAACTTTGAAAAACTGCAACAAAGAATTCTAAACGGAATAATAAAAGGTAAAAACAAACGTGCGGTTTGGCAAATAGCTACAAAAGGTTATCATGGAGCACATTTTGCGACATTCCCCAAAGAACTGGTCGAAGTACCTATTAAAGCCGGCTGTCCTATAAACGGAATTGTTTTAGACCCTTTCATAGGAAGTGGAACAACTGCCGTAGTAGCACAAAAACTCAATTGTAACTACATTGGAATTGAATTAAACCCCGAATATATACAACTGGCAAATAATCGAATCAAAGAAGGAATATAAATGACATTTACCCCTGAAGAAGCAGCTATGAAAAGGAATTTTCTTAAACAGCGACAGAGTTTACCACTTCATCTGAAAGTCGAACTCTCCAAAAACAGAATTAAGCAATTTTATGAACATTTTGACGGTAATGTCTATGTCTCTTTTTCAGGCGGAAAAGATTCTACCGTATTATTACATCTCGTGCGTTCACTCTATCCCGAAGTGCCTGCTGTTTTTGTCGACACAGGACTTGAATATCCTGAAGTTAGAAAATTTGTCAAACAAACTGCAAACACAATAACAATAAGACCTAAAATTACATTTAAAGAAGTATTGGAACAATATGGTTATCCGGTTATAAGTAAAGAAGTTGCAAAAACAATCGAAGAAAGCCGGAGAAACCCTAACGGCTATACAAAAAAGAAGTTTAACTCAAATAGTGACTACGTGAAAAAATACGGCTCACGTTACGACCTCTCAAAGTGGATACCATTGAGGGATTCGGATATAAAAATATCTTCTCAATGTTGCAATGTAATGAAGAAAAAACCGTCATATAGATATGAAAAAGAAACAGGTCGTAAACCCTTTATTGCAACAATGGCGGCAGAAAGCAACTTAAGAAAACAAGAATATTTGAAAAAAGGCTGTAACTCTTTTGATACAAAACGCCCTGCCTCAACTCCGCTTGGATTTTGGACAGAGCAAGATATTCTTCAATATATAAAGGAAAATAATTTACCGTATTGTTCTGTATATGGCGATATTTTGCAAGATAAAAAAGGCAAATTCCATACCACAGGAGCAAAACGCACAGGATGTATGTTTTGTATGTTCGGTGTCCATACGGAAAAATCCCCAAATAAGTTTGAGTTAATGCGTGAAACTCATCCAAAATTGCACGATTACTGTATCAACCAACTTGGTTGTGGAAATGTCCTCGATTTTTTAGGAGTGAAGTATTAATGGTACAACTTAAAGGTCTGTTTAAACTTGCTCCCTCTCTTGCAATAAAATATTTCAAAAACAAAAACAATAAATTTAGTTGGGATTGGTACGAACTATGGCAAGATGCACACAAAAAATCCTTTACGGTCGCTAAAGTTATGCGAGAAGATATCCTCAAAGATATTCGTTCAGCTTTAGACAAAGCACTTTCTGAAGGCAAAACCTTTAAAGAGTTTTCAAAAGAACTTAAACCAACACTCCAAAAGAAAGGTTGGTGGGGCGAACAAATTGTTGTTGATTCAAAAGGTAATGCTGAAAAAGTTCAGCTTGGTTCAATGTACCGATTAAAAACAATTTACTCCGTAAATATGCAAGTAGCTTATCAGACGGGAAGATACAAGACACAAGTGGACAATGCAGCAAATCGACCGTACTGGCAATATGTTGCTGTTTTAGATGCAAATACAAGACCCGAACACGCACAATTACACGATTTAGTATTTCCTTGCGATGATGCCTTTTGGACAGCATTCTATCCACCTAATGGTTGGAGATGTCGTTGCAGGGTTAGAGCATTATCTGACAGCTATGTTAAAAAACACAATTTAATTGTTGATTCATCTAATAATAGACTATCAGAAGAAGAAAGACTTGTTTCTAAAAAATCAGGGGAATATAAACCGGTTACAGTTTATACAGACCCATTAACAGGGAAGAAAATTGCACCTGATGTTGGATGGAGTTATAACCCCGCAGCTGATTTTTAAAAGATATTTAAAGAAGATTTAAAGGAGCATAAAATGACGATTGACAAAAAAAGTTTAATTAACTGGGTTGGTGGTAAAAGATTATTGAGAAAAACAATAGAACCACTTATTCCAAAAGACATTGTTTCATATATTGAGCCATTTGGTGGTGGCGGTTGGATTTTATTTTACAAAGATAAATGGGCTGATTTAGAAATCTATAACGACCTCGACAGCCGTCTTGTAAACCTTTTCAGAATTGTAAAATATCATCCGAATGCTTTTAAGGAAGAATACAAGTATTTATTAGGTTCAAGAGAAATGTTCTTCCAATTTATGAATGGAACTTTTATTACAGATATACAAAAAGCTGTGCAGTTCTATTTTATTATCACTCGCTCTTTTGGAGGTAAAGGCGGAACATTTGGAACTGTTAAAAAATCTACAGGTGGTGCTTGTAAATCACAAGCAAATGTTATGGATAAAATTGATGCGATTCATAAACGACTCGATAAAGTTATGATTGAAAATAGGGATTTTGAAAAATTAATCAAACAGTACGACCATAAAGGAGCATTTTTCTATTGTGACCCACCATACACTTCAGGTTGTGGCTACGATGTAACAACAACAGAAGGTTTTGACCACGAACGATTAAGAGATACTTTGAAAAATATTGAAGGTAGATTTTTGCTTTCCTATGATGATTCTCCAAAAGTAAGAGAATTATACAAAGGCTTTGAAATGATAGAAGTTGAAAGGCAAAACGGCATTAATAATCGTCAGGGTGCTGATAGGCAAAATAAAACATATAAAGAGCTTTTAATTGCTAATTATCCTATTAAGGAACTTCATCATGCCGGATGAACCAATAGAGATTAAATTGGATAACAAAGCCGTTGAAGAAGCATTGCTTGAAGTTGCCCAAAAAGCATCTGATTTGCGACCATTAATGAAGAATATCGCAGGAATTATGGCAGATTCTACTGAAGAAAACTTCAAAGAAGAAGGTCGCCCAAAGTGGAAAGATTTGTCAGAAAAAACGAAAACTGCAAGAAGAAAAACAGGACATTATCCCGGACAAATTCTTCAAGTTTCAGGTCAGTTAGCAATGTCTATTACAACACAATATGACAATGAATCAGCTATTATTGGGTCAAATAAGGTTTATGCTGCAATCCATCAACTTGGCGGACAAGCAGGTAAAAACAAGAAAACAACAATTCCTGCAAGACCTTACCTTAAATTAACTGATGATAATCTTGAAGAAATTCTTGAGCAGACTAAAAGGTATTTAGAAAATTAGTATACCTGTCCGATATCTTTAAGGTAAATCTGCCTTACTTCTTCTAGCATATCAAATCCACATTTAAGATGCTCAAAAAATGTCTTAACATCTTGCACCTTGTCTGCAATATTTTCAATATTAATCATTTCATTATTTGAAAAAATATACTCCCCTTCTTTATCTGTAAGATATCTAAAAGTAAAAGAAGAATCATCTAATTCGCCTATCGTTATAATAATATTTTCAATTCGTTTTAATTCTTTCAGCAATTCTTTAAAATTATAAAAAATCGTTATAACAGTAAGGAGTAAATATAATGAGAAAAATATTGTTGTTTTTATTTACGTTTTTTATTTTTTGCAGGATGTTGTTTTGCTGCAACTACAAATTCTTATGATAAATACGGTTCAAAGACAGGCTCTTTCAGAACTAACGGCTCAACAATAAATCAATATGACAAATATGGCAGAAAAGTTGGGAGTTACAGATAAATTTCATTTTTTCTTATTACATTTACAATCCAAATAAGGACATTTGCCGTCTTTTATATGCAATATTTCAGGTGTTATATATTCAACATCAATACCATGAATTTGTCCTAATTTTTTTACTCTATTAAAATAAACCATTTCAGTTTTAGGGTCTTCAAGAATTAATACAACCATTGCTTTTTTGCCTGTCATATATTGGTAATGTAATGCTTGTCCGATAGATTCAGCCCATTTATTAGCGAAATCAAACTCGACAGCGTGGCAGGAAGTCAAACAATCAACTCTTGTTTTATCTTTGTTTTCATATTCCTCAATACCTTTATGTGCAGAACACCAAGCATGTTGATATGAAGATTCGCTATGTGCATGGTATGCATATTTGAAACCATTTTTAGCATATCTGTACTCAACTGCAACAACACTTTGTGTAATAAAAAAAATAAGGAATATCGCAAAAATAATACAATAAGAATTTTTCATTATTTATAATATCCACCCATTCCATCAGATCTTATATGACCTTCATTTGTATAATATCCACCCATTCCATCTGACCTAATATGGTCATTGTCTGTATAAAAACCTCCCATACCATCACTACGGATATGTCCATTTTTAGTGTAGTAACCACCTAAGCCGTCTGATCTGACATGGTCGTCATTTGTATAGTAACCGCCAAATCCATCAGAGCGAACATGTCCATTGTCAGTATAAAAGCCACCCATTCCATCATTTCTAATATGTTCTGCATGAGCAGGAATGGTTAATGCTAAAAAACAGAGAATTGCTATAAACTTAATTTTCATTTTTACCTTTCTTATACTTATGTATTTTAGTATTCAAAAAGTATTATAAATTTTAATCACGTCAAATATGGACTTACTGTTTTAATAGGCTGTAATTACAGTCTATTAAATTGAATTTATCATTAAAATTGTAATTATGCAAGATAACTCTCAAAATAAGACTGCAAAACTTGTTAAGGCTATCGGAGAAATAATAAAAAGGCATAGAGAAGAACAAAATAAAACTATGTATAAAATTTCTGCTGAAGCCGGTGTTCCAAAGGCAACTTGGAGAGAATTAGAACTCGGATTAAAAGATTTTAGATTCTCAACAATATGGAAAGTTGCTGAAGGTCTAGATATGCCTTTGGATAAACTCATTAAAGAAGTACAAGATAAATTAGGGGATAAATTTTCTCTATCTGATTTAAAATAGTATTTTATTTTCCCTTTTCACTGCAAATTTTATGTATATAGTTTTCGTTGACTTTGCACAATATACATAAATTCATTCTTGAACGCTTTGTACCGTCATAAACACGTTTTATGTATCGTTTTATTAGTTCTCTGTCCCAATATTTTGTCATCGTAAAAACACAGCCTGTGGCTTCTGTTAATAATTTTATTGTCGCAGACATTCCGATTATACTTGCCATTAATTTTAAGTCTTCGGTTGGAAAATCTTCGGATGTTGCCGTATCTATCCATGGATACTTTTCTTGTAAACACATATATAGCTCCTAGGGGTTGGGGTAATGGTCTCATCAGTTAACGCCTTACGTTAATACGGTCAGATTGCACCGTTATCCGACCGTTTCGACCTGTTAGATTCTTGCCATTGGAGGAAGCATTACTTCGCAAGTCATATTGGAAATTTTGTCCATCATAGACTGCAATAAATCCATTTGAGCTTCAATGTTTGTACATTTTAGCCTACGGGAATCTTTGCATCTGTAATCAGCATTGTCATCAAGCATAATGTCTGCAAACTTTAATTTTGCTTGTTCGCATTCCGCTACCAATTCTTCCATTTTCATAGTCATCATGTTCATAACTTTTTCTTTCATTGACATTGTTGAGTTTTCCATAGTTTTTTCTCCTTTTCTTTTATGTACCTCTTAAAAGCCATTTAAACTGCTTTTAAATCTTTTTCTTTTTTAATTTTTTCTAATACAGCTATAAGTTTTGAAGCTTCTCGTTTGGATAGAAATTTTATGTCATCAATCTTACATTGGCGTTTTACAAATTTTCTTAAACTTCTAATTTGCTGTACACTTTCTGCTGTATTGCAAATATCCCACCAAATTGCCTCTATTTTCCTCAATTGCAAAGGTGTGGACATTTTAGAATCTCTTTCGCTCAAGTCATCGTATTTTTTAGGTTTCGCAAGTTTCAATTTTTTTGTTTTATCCTGCAAAATTTCAATCAGGATATTGGCTTCGGTTTCAGTAAGCTTTTTTGAGCTGTAAACACCGAAACTTGCAAGCATTTCACGATATAAGTCGTCATCAAGACCCAATATATTTTTAAGAGTATGAATTTGTTTAATTTGTAGTGATGTACTCATAATGTTCCTGCCTTTGTAATTCTTTTCCATGTGCAATTCCGATTTGCACTCCAAATATAAAGACTGCAAGTAGTATTAAAAAGGTGTATAAAAATCTTTCAAATTTTGTATAGTCTTGCATAATTCCTCACACCAATATCTGTTTTACACTTGCTTTTATTACCTCTTCATCCACTTCAACTTCATTCAATTCAGCAATACGGATTGCTCTGACCAAAAGTTTGGTCAGAACTCTCGTATTGCCTGCACAGAACGCAGAAAGAATGGGGTAGATGTGTTTGTAATTTGGAAGGAGTGAAGAGATAATAGCCTGTTTATCATCATCATTTAAAACTTCTAATTTTGCATACATTCCAACCCTAGAGAATAATTGTGCATATTGACGTTTTTCGCCTTTTAAATTAGTTATTAAACGTGGCATTCCGACTAATAAAATGCCGACATTTGCTTTGTCATAAATTCTTCTTACCAATTCAAGTGATTTGTATGGCAAATGCTCTGCCTCATCGATAATTATTAATCGACCTGAAGATTTAAGTTTATCAACAATATCGCTAAACATTGCATGAATTGTGCCACATCCGTCATATCCTAATTTTTTGTGTATTTCCGAAAACAAAACTTTCGGAGTATAGCCTAAATCTGCCTCAATTAAAATAACATCAGGATTTTCAATAGCATATTTTTTTACGGCAAATGTTTTTCCAACACCTGCAACACCACAGCAAACTCCAATCTCATTTTCAACGTGGCAAACTTTTGCAATATTGAAAACATCCTGTGCGACACTTGTTTCAACAAAATCGATATTAATTCTGCCTTCACGCAATTTTTCGATATCAATAAAATGAGAAACCGCTTCTTCGATTTTTTTGACATTACCTTTATAGTTACCATTGAGCCATAAGTGTAGTGCTGTTGAAGAAATATTCATTGCTTTTGCAGTATATGCAAAAGTATATTTCTTTTCTTTCATTAACTTGTGTAATTCATCAATTAAACTCATAATTCCTCCTATATAGCCCTTTTCTCTAAATCTCTACGTTTTTCAGCTTCTGTGAGATATAGTTTTTTCTTTGGCTGAATTGGGGTAACATATTTTGTAGGAATAGAATTGTTATTCTTTTCCTCTTTTACAACCATATCCATCTTTGTATTAGATATTTTTGATACTTTTACGTTTGATTTGAAATCAACTTTATCAAGACTATTAATCAGATTTTCAACAATATCCTCATTTGTAGGATTATATTTTGTCTTAATATATGATTTTAAAATTTTCTTTTCTTTATTCTTAATCGCAACTTGTTTTTGGTATTCGCTCTTTTCGATATCCGTATTTGCCAAGAACGATGCAGGCTGATTTGCATTTGCTTTGCCTAAGTATTCATCTGTTTGAGCATCAAATACCCAAGCTTCTTGATAAGCGTTAATATCTCTGCGGATATAAACCTTTCTGCCTTTTTCGGTAATCATCCACTCTGCCCAATAAGAAATTTGCAATTGAGAATCAAAAATGCCATTCCTTTTGATGGTTATATTGTTTGTAGTTCTCATGCAGAACAATTTTAAGGCATCTCTGCTGATAACTTTTTTATTGGTAAATTCTTCAGCCCATAACTCGTCAGGACACTTACCCTGCAAGACTTTGCCTTTAGATGGCTTTTTGTTTAAATAATTTTCAATAAATCTATCAAATAGAATTTTAAAATCATCAAATTTCATAATTTGATTGTTTTTAATCTCATTCTTTAATTTTTCAGGTCTTTCGGTAATTTTGCCTCCACGATACCCAACAAACCCTTTGGAAAGGTATTCTTTTATTTTCAAAAAGTCCCTTTCCACAGGTTTTGTTTGGGCATTATAGGGGAGTGCGAAATGGATGTGTATGCCGAGATTCTGAATTAAAGAACCACCATCTTTTTTGTGTTTAACTTTTACGGTTCTTGTTCTACCACCTGCAAAATCTTTACAGCGATAGTCTTTACCATTATCAAGATAAACATCTTCAGGAATTCCAAAATTTAAAACTCCATAATAAAATGCTTGAAAAATATGGTCAGAGTTTGGAGAATCTGCGTGTAAAAACCAACCTAACCATTTTGAAGTTTTTGCATCTCTGAATACTGTAACCCAAGGGAAACAAACCATACCGTTGAAATCGACTGCAACATCTATTTGAGCATGGTCTGATACCCAACAAGTTCCGGCATTTAAGTTTGAATAATCTCTTGGAACATAATTCGCATATTTTTTATTCCAAGCTGATTCGCCATATCTTGCGATAAAAATAGCTTGTTCAGGCACTTCATTTCTTAATCTTCTGATGAAGGTTTTGCTTGTTGGAAAATTACTAACGCAGTCAAATCCCTGCCGTTTTGCAAATCCTAATGTTATGCTCCAAGCCGTTTCAACAGAAGGAGCACCTTCTCTTAAATAAATACTTTTAAAATATTCAAAGCATTCGTTATCAACTTTACTGAAACCTTTTCTATGATTTCCGTAATGGGATAATAAAGCTGTTATTCCACCACAAGAATATTTTTTCAAAGCTATTGTCAGAGAAGAATAGCAAGCTTTTTTATGAGGATATTTTTGCGACCAGTCTGCAAGAAAATCTATTTTTTCTTGATATGTCATTCCTTCTGTTAGTCTAAACAGTTCCAAATATTTTTCAGCTTTAGCTTTCATCCATTTTGGAGCATTAGAATATGCCTCTAAACTTTGTTCTACTTCATTTTGTGAAGTCGGTGTAAGGTATGATTTATACTTTTCGATATACTTCAAAGGCATAGATGACAACAGAATTTGATAATTTTTATTCCTACCTGCAAGCTCAAATTTACACTTGTATTCTCCGGATTTGCATTTTCTTCTAATTGTTTCTTTTTTACTATTAGTAAGACTGCAAACTTCTTCAATATTTAACCAAACATCTGAAGTGTTATTCATTATTTAACACTCCTTTTGTTTTTGAATAAAATCAGTACGTTTTCTTTCATCCATTGGTCAAATAATTCATTTTTTCGGCTACCTTTAATAAGCATATTTATATAGTTACGAGAGAAGCCTAACTCTTTGCCTAAGTCACTTTGAGTCATCTTCAATTCTTTTAAACCAATGATATATTTTTGATTTAACGATAGCCTCATTCTCTCCGTCCTCTAATCGATTTTTAAATTTTGTTATTCATTATTTAATATACTATTTAAAAATGAATACTGCGTCAATGATTTTAGTAAAATTGTGAACAAAGTAACAAGAAAAATTTAATTCATAATTTTAAAATACTGATTAAATAACGCATAAAGATATATTAAAATATGAAGTATTGTAAAGAAGTTGCGAATAGTTTTGTTGAAAATTTGAATAATTTATGCAAACATGTTTTTTGAAAAGGAGTGCTATTACAGATGACTATACAAGAGAGATTAAAATCTTTTAGAATGCAAGTATCTTCAGGAATTGATGCATTTTGCGAAGAGCTATTGAAAAATGGATGTAAAATTACAGCACCGACCATTTATGGTTATGAGGGAGGACAAAGACAACCTAGTGTTTCGTATATCAGCGGATTAATCAAAGTATATGATGCCAATCCTTTTTGGCTTTTACAGGGTGTCGGAGAGATGTTTGTATCTGAAGAAGATAAATCAAAAGCAAATATGCCTGCAAATGTTGATTTAACTAACACAGTATTTATTCCTGTTGTAAATATGGATGTATCAGCAGGATTTGGTTCATTAACTGAAGAGATTGAATCAACTAAAGATTTTGTGTCTTTCGGTAAAGATTGGATTAAAAAGCATATAAGTGCGAATATAAATAATTTGGTTATGTTTACCGTCAGAGGCGATTCAATGGATGGTGGTAACAGCAGAATTAAAAACGGTTCGCAAATAATAGTAGATACAAGTGTAAAAGAATATATAAATGACGGTATTTATGCAATAAGAATAGAAAACGCCTTATTTGTAAAACGCCTGCAATATATGCCGGGAAAATTATTAGTTAAAAGCGATAACCCAATATACCAACCATTTGAAGTGGATTTAAAAACTGATAGTGTGAATATTATTGGCGCTGTTGTTTATGTTATGAACGACATGTCCTGCATATAATAAAATAATAAAAATACAAAAATACGGAACTCAAATATGAATTCCGTCTTTTTATTTTATCTTATATATTAATTAATATGTTAAATTCAAAATCACAAAAATTTTTAATTGTAAAAAGACACATGATTTGATTTCTTTGGACAGATGGTTTGATTATTTCGGTGCAAAAAATTGCACCCTACTCACTCCAAGAGTTTTGGTTAAATGGAGGGTTAGCCATAATAAAGTCTGCTTTTAAATCTTTATGTTGGTCGTTAAAGAATGTATCATCAGCTTTAGCACCCAAATCAGCACTAATACCACGAATGGCAAGATTCATCTTTGCCAGCTTGAATGTTGTTGTAGTACCTTCTTGTCCATAAACTGAAACATCTTTTTTAGAACCGTTATGGCTTTCAACAAATTTCATTGATTGAACGAACAT